TAAAGCTCCTTGTGAATTTGTAATATAAGAATTAGATCCATCATGATAAACCAACATATCATTGCCAGTACCAAATTTAGCATTGGCACTATCAGCAAACGTTGCATGAGATCCTGTCAATACATTAAAAGCATTCGCTGTAAATGTAAAATCATCAGCGCCTGCAATTTCAATATCTATCTGATCATCGGTACTCGCTGTAATGCTTGTATCTGAATCAGCGTCAAGAGTTAATTCATTACCATCTAAATCATATCCTGCAGTAGATCCAATACCTGAATCAACTAAATTTGGATTAGTTGCATGATCTGCAGCAGCATAAAGAATTTTTGTTCCTTTATCTGTTGCTGCAAAAGTAACACTGGATCCTGAACCAGAAACATATTTAAATTGAACAGTGTAGGCACCTGATGTACCATTAACTACAATGTACATCTGTTGAACATCTAAAGGAATTGTTACAATTTGGTTTCCAGTAATGGTTCCAGTAAATTTTATAATTCTATGTCCAAGAACAGCGCCTGTTGATCCGTCAGAAACAGATAGTGTTGTTGTATCAGCTCCACCAGCAATGTCTTGTTCAGTATAACCACCTGAAATTTGTTCAATGATTTGTAAATTAGTATTGGTAGTTGTTCCCCATGTACCGGCGTTCTCGCCAGTTGTCATTAACTCTGTACCAAGACCCGTATAACTTGATGCCATATTCCTCCTACGCGCTTCCTACAAATACTTCAACATCACAAGATGCTGTATCTGTATCTACTGTAATATCTACTAAGTCAGAAAGACCCGATGCTAAAGCGGATCCTGCCGCTTTCATTGTATCTACAACGCCACCGCTATTATCACCTGGATAAATAAACGAGTGACCTGCATCTACTTTCATTCTAAATTCTGTATTGTCTTCATCTCTAAAAGTTAACATAATATGATTTGATGAATCTAAATTTGTAATTCTAATATATCTAACATCGCCATCATCAAACATTCCTGCAACATAACCAACTTTATTAGCAGATACACCTACACCGCTAATTGCTGATATAAATCCTATTAACCCACATTCTGTTGTTGATGCAGTTACAACTCTTTTTGTAATTTCATTAACACTAGAAATATCTAAAGATCTTTCCGATCCATAATCTATGTTGTTGAGAGTGATTGCTTCTTTGACTGATACTGTTAGTGTTGCCATTATTTTTTACCTTTTTTCTTAAATGGTTTTTTTATAATTTTTATAGTTTCTCTTACGATTTCAGCTGGAAAAGTTAAAAAAGTACCTTTTTTAGAACCTTCCTTAAAACCTGTTCTACCACCATGACGATAGTTAGCTCTTTTACTTCTTCCTTTTATTTCTATTCCTGGCATTGTTTCTCCTTACGGTGTCGGAGACTGAACGGGTATACGTGGTTCACCATCCGTATAATCGTCTCGTCTTCGTCTACCTATTTGTTCTCCACCGAATTTTTGTGCTTCGGTTTGATATTTTTGTTCGTATAATTGTAGCATATCCATTGGGCCTTTTAAATAACTAAATGCTTCTACCAAGCAGGCATATAAAAGTCCATTACCAAAATTAAGACTTAAATAAGTTGTCGTATTTGCTGAACTCAATCCTATTGGTCTAGCATTATAATGAATTTTGTACATAAAAGCTGAAGAAGGTGTTGGAACAATTGTAATTCTTCCTGAAGAAGTTGCACCAGTTCCTTCTGCTCCTCCTGACATAGCATAATATTTTGGTGTTCCAGTTGTTGTCTCCGCTGCATCATATTCTCTTAAATAAGAAATATCTTTCTTTTCTAACCAACTATTCGCTCCTGTTGCTGCTGTGGTTGAAGTATAAATCTGAATTCCCCTTACAAATAAAGTTCCAGCAGGAACATTTACATTGTCCTTTGAAGCTACTAAATTTCCTATAAGTTCTTTTCTATTCGCATCAATAGGTACATCTCGCATAATTCTAAGTTCTGAATTATCAATAAATTGATCAGTAATCGTACTTGATAGAACACCGGTTCCTACTTCTGTATAATTTTGAATTGCTGTTGTGAGTGTTGAGTATGTAAATCCTGCCATATTATGCTTCTAAAGTTGCCGGACCAGCCGAACAATTGTTGCCTCCTCCTGATACTCCTCCACTTGTAGCAGTGTCTGTGTCCACAGTAAAGTAGTAGAAATTATCGGTTGCAGTCACATCACCATCTGAATCTCGCTTCCCAACGGTAATCGAGTAGCCAGAAGAATTTGCAATATTCGATCCACTGATACCATCAAAAGTCACTGGATTTTGAAAGCCATCAGCATCTGAACTTGTCCAAACCGGTCCTCTAAATCGTACCGTATCATCAGTATCTCTGCCATGACTTTTTTCATAAACATTAATATAAGAAGATCCGGATGCAATCGTTGAAAAAGGATCAGGACCTAAAATAGCGAGAGCATCATTTTCAGTTCTTGCGGGTCTTGCATTCCTTAAACCATGTCCTTCGGCGCCAAATCCTCGTGGTTCTAATTGAGGATGTTTTGCTTCATATTCTGATTTATGAACGAACATACCATTCCATTCTCTAATCATTTCATTATAGGGGAATTCCATTCCACTTCTATCTGATATCGCTTTAGCGTATTTTCCTCTTACAAATGCCATAATTATCCACTCGGGTAATAAGACTCCGGAGTTATATAAGTGCTTGTAGAAGATCCATCTTCTGCCAAGGCTCTTTTTAATTCATCTTCATATAATAATTTTAATTCTTGCACTCTTTGTGGTGCATATTTTTGTGCTAAATAAAAGGATAGTCCTGATGCCATACAAGGCACAAAACGATAAGGCACATCTGTTGCATCAGTATAAGTCGAATCAGCATCTTGAATTCTTTTTACAAAATAAATATGCATGTCTTTTGATGCATTAGAAGAATCTGCCGTTGGATAAACAGTTATAGTAGTTTTATCAATAAGTCTTTGAACAAAATATCTAGAAGGAGTTCCTTTAGATAATTTATTAGCTAAACCTGAATAGGTTGATCGATCTGTTTTTGTAAGTGTAGAATCAGCTTGATCTGTAGCAGTTCTATCAGATCTAAGTGTCGCTTCTAAAACGTCAGCAATACCATACGTTGAAGTTCCTGTCGTTCCACCAACAGTCACAGAAGAAGTTCCATCTCCTGTAGCTCTATAAAAAGTATATTCTGCTTGACCTTCGATTAAGTCAATATTGGTATCGCCTACTTCCCAGTAGTGCAAACCTCTATTACCCCATTCTTGAAACATGACGTTTAAAGAACGTCTTGCTGTTTTTAATTGATATCCCGAAACAGATTGTAAGCCAATTCGTTCGTAAGCTTCTTCAATGATTTCATCTACAGCAAAAGTCTTATCAAACGTCACTGTTCCAGAAGTAGTATTAGCCATTCGCTACCTCCTATGCTGGTGTCTTAATAAACTCTGCTACAACTGTGTACATGTTACCATCATCAGCTTGACTTGGTATCACCACATTGATATCGCCGTTTGTATTAGCATCAGTGCTTGGTGGTAATCCACCAAACTCTCTAAAGTCCCAATAACCTGTTCCGACTAAACCAAGCAAAGGTCTATCTCCGTCTGAATCTTCAAAATCTAAACGAGCGTGTGTGTCGCCGCCATCTCCAGTATCACATGCAAACCAAATTCTTTGCAAAGCTCCGAGTTGTGCAACACCTGCTACAGTACGTGCTGAAGAATCAAAAAATACCGTTGTGCTTGTGCTACCGTCTGATTCTATAACTATTTTTATTACTACTCGTTTATCGTTTTCTTGTAGAACTTCTGGTCCTGTTACTGTATTTGCCATATTCCCTCCTTAATCAAGAATACTAGATGGGGCCGAAGCCCCATCTTTAATTATTTATTAGTCTGTGAACTTAGTTCCTGGTGTACGAGTTATTTTAAGACTCTTCACCAAGATTGCAGAAGATGCATTTGTACTTTGAATGATAAGGTAAGGTACTACTGTATCACCATCATCAAACGTAAATGCAGCCGTAGAAGATGGAGCAGCTAATGTACCCGCATCCATAACTGCAGCACCAATGTGTTGATATGTTACAACACCAGCTGAACTCACAGTAACTTTAAATCTGTGATTTTTACTTGCTGCTGTTGCGTCAGTTGAATCAGTATAAGTTCGAGCAGCATCATTTAATGCTGTTGCGATTTGAACATCATCTGCTGATTGAACACCAAATGCACAAAAGTCAGTGTAAAGCGGATCACCTGAAGCTGCTGCTAATATTCCTCCATGACCTGTTTCAAATTCTGCTACTTTTCTAAACCCAATTGTAACTGCATCTTGATCAGTATAGTCAACACTGTGAAATGTTGCGTCAAAAGTCATTGCATGAGTACCAATTGTACATGCACCATATCCACCAAATTGTGAACCACCGAATACAATTTCAAGACCTGTGTTGTCTGCATTTGCAGCATCACCTTGAAGATTTAAACCTGCTACGGTGTTATTTGTATCTGTTGCTGGAATTGTACCTACTACACCAAATCCTTCAGCGGCAACTGTATGTGCACCCACAACACTACATTGTGCTGGACACACTTGACCAGTTGTATTTGGAAAAAGCATACTGAACAATTCACCATCTGCCAGTACACCATGAGCTCCTGCTTCACCTGCAATATTTGAAACAATTGGAGCTGGACATGAAATGTAGTCCCAATCTACAAGAATTGCTGGCATTCTTCTTGTTAGAATACCTGCTGAACTAACTGAAAAATCATCAGTGTAGACACCAGTTGAAGCCGCTTGTGTAGTAACTTTAAGACCAGATTCTGCTCTTACCGTTCCTTTAAAAGTTGTATTTGCCATAATTATATCCTCCTAGTTTTGCGAATGTAGTCTCTAGGCCATCGACTATACGCGTCTACATTCTAATTAATTTATATAGTATTTTTTTTATAGCTCTTTTTTTAAAAAAGCGCAAGGTATCTTGTGGTAAAAAATTGATTTTTTGATAGCGCTTAAGTGGCTATCGAAACTTCGGCTTGGGCGTCTTTAATTTGTTCAAGACGAGTTGCTTCTTCAAACTCTTTTGCAACAATCTCTTTAACAATTTCCTGAATTTTTTTGTCGATATATCCCATATTTATATTATATCTGCCCTCCTTCAGGTGCTCTTGATGCCATTCGAGTTCCAAGGACCGTTTCATAGTGTATAGGTCTTGAGTCATTTATAACCTCCTCATAGGTTATCCATTTCCTCCTGGATGAATCACAAAATCCATCTTTTTCCCATTTTACGGTATTTTGTCCTAGTTTGTCAAGTATTGCTTTCTCAATAGCTATAGCATTATCCTCTGCTGATATTTGAAAATCAGCAGCATAATCATAAGCTTTAATTTTAATTCTAAATTTTTTCATGTTCTCACCTTATATTCTTACTTTATATGTAAAATGGGGCGATTTTAAGGCCGCCCCATTTAATTAGTTATTACGCACCTTCAACGCCGAAGATACCTCTATAGTCGGATACTCCAAATGAGTATCTTTCTCTAGCTTTGTATCTAACGTTGCCAGTATCGAAATCGCCTTCCATCTTAGTTGTAAGAGGGGCTCTATCGAAGTGTTTCATACCATTCGGTACATCTGTAGTAATATACCAAGAATCAGTATCTGTAAGGTAGTTGTTCACTCTATATCCTTGAGGAACCATTCCCATAGATTTGATTGCATTGATATCATTGTCAGCCGTTCCCACTCTACCTTGAGATCTAAATAATCTCTCAGCAGTAAATTGACTAGCAGATGGGACAATCATCTTAACACCTTTAGCAGCGATTTTTAAACCACTTTCATCAGTAAGCGCAGCAATATCAATTAATGCTTGCTCTAATGATGTTTCGTTTAAATCCGCATGAGTAGTAAGAGTATTAAAAAATACTCCTGCTATCGTTGCTTGTGATGTACTAAATAATGAAACTGCATCGCCTG